CGAGAGTGGTGGAAAGAGTGGGACTCTAAAGAAATACCTATGCTTCGTCACATTATACAAAGCTATGATACAGCATTCACTAAGAAAGAGTCTGGTGATTATAGTGCCATATCTACTTGGGGTGTATTCTATCCTGACGAAGTGACACCAAATATAATATTGTTAGATGTCGTCAAAGATAGGCTAGAGTTCCCTGAACTAAAAAAGGTTGCTATGGAGCAATATAAATACTGGGAACCGGAGTCCGTGATCATCGAAGCAAAAGCCTCGGGCCTCCCGCTCATACAAGAATTACGTCAGCTCGGTATACCCGTTATCAACTTTACACCTAGCAAAGGCAATGATAAGTTGTCCAGAGTGCACGCTGTTGCGCCCGTGTTTGAGAGCGGAGCAGTATGGGCACCAAAAGAACGCTGGGCTGAAGAGATGATAGAAGAATGTGCTATGTTCCCACACGCAGAACATGACGACCTTGTCGACTCCATGAGCCAAGCATTACTAAGGTTTCGAAAGGGCAACTACGTTGCACTGACAGATGACTACGAAGATGAGCCCACGGACCACGGACAAACGGAGTATTATTAATGGCCTATAATCCTTTTGATGATGTAATCTTAAATGACCCTGCATATAAAATGCAGATTGGTGGAGCCACACAAAATACCAATTTTGGAAGAGCTGTTTATCCAACTAAAAGACCTGATTACTCCCAAGAAACATTTAAACCGATAGCCTCAGCTATAGCACGAGGCTACAAACTGTTAACACCTGAACAAGAAACATTAGATCAAATAGAAAAAGATCAACAACTAAGATCCCTAGCTACACAACAAGCTTTTCAAGGTACAGAGTTTGATAAGTATGCGGGTGATTTTGATTTACCCTCAGCCATAAGCCAAGATCCAAAAGCAAGGGAACTTTTAATAAATGTTGGCTATCAACCTGAGGGGTTTGTAGAAGGTATGAGCCGTATAGGGCAGTTTCTATATGGTAATCAGAGAAAAGCTTTCGAAAAATTAAGAGATGGAGAACAACTTACTAGTGACGATAGGTTGTCCATAGCACTAGCACCACTTGACTCTTTAGACTTTTTGTTACCACCAGTAGCTATAAAAAAATTAGCAGGTCTAGGATTAAAGAATGTTAATGCAGTTTTAAAATCAACATCTGATTTACCTGAAGTGCAACAAATAAAGCAATTTTTTGGTGGCTCACCAGTTCCTTTAGTTCAAGACGCTGCGAAGGGACCACCAGGCATGGTCACCGAACCACGGATCGCACTGGCAAAAGAGGATGGCACGGGTTTATCAGGTCAAGCATTAGCCACAAAGGTAAGAACAGAAAACTTACAACAAAGATTATATGAGCCCTATAGAGAAATTTATACTAGATATACTAATCAAACAGACAACCCCTCAGCTAGAGGTTTTTTAAATTTTTTAAAAGATAATAACGTTCCACTAACTAAAGGGACATCCAAAGATCCTAGAGATACAAGTGACATTAGACACATTGAAAAAGCAGTTAATTTTTTAACAGAAGGTAAAGCAACATTAGGTGCTTTTAAAAAACCATGGGAGCTTAGAACAGAAGAGATTCTTAAAAACTCTGATAGACAATTATTAAATATAGAACTTAAAAGAAAATTAGCAGAGGAGGGCTTTGACATACCATTGACCTCCATAGGAAATTTTGTAAGTGGAAAAAAAATTGATACTGACGCAGCTAAAAACATAATCCAAGGTAGCGGCCTTACGGCAAATAGAAAATTAATTTTATCTGAATTAGAAAAATTAAGAGATGATTTAGTTGCTAATCCTGAAAAACAAGGCAAAGGTCTAAAACAGTATTCGATTGAAACGCCTGGTATGAAACAAGGCTCAAGAACTATTGGGTCTATCATTACTGACTATAGGGCAAAAGATAAATTAGAAACTACTCAACAAAATATTACAGACATTGTTCCTGCATCATTAATTGATGAAATAGAAAATCTTGTCAAAGTAGAAAAGGGCGAAGGTGTAAGATCTAAATTTAGAGAGTATATACCTTCACCAACTAAAGTTGTTGGTGGTGAACTACCACAAGCACAATCGAAAATAGCAGATTTGTTTAGAACACAATTCTTTTTACAAGATGAACAAGGAAAAGTGTTATACGATTTTAGAACTATTGAGGGTTTTGAAGACACCGCCAAAACTTATGGCATTCAGGCAGTGCCACCAAACGCAGAGAATGCTAGACAACTTAGATTAGACAATGCAGAACAAATAAAACAATTAGCTAAAGATATAGAGATACTACAAGCAAAAAACGGTTACCTTACACAATCACAAATACAAGGGTATAAACAAGTAATTGATGAGAGCAAACAATTATCAGAATATACAAATAATAAATTTAGACAGGTTTTAAATGAAAACCCTCAATTAAAACAAGTTCTCATAGATCAATACAAACAATATTACACAAAGTTTCCAAAAACAAAAATACAGGGCGGAAAAAAAGTAAACATACCCGTTGATGAAATGACAGAAGAAGATTTTATTAACGCAGCAGCAAAAACTTTTGACGGACACTTATCACACGTTTTTAGAATAGAAGACTTTCCTAGTAAAGGTAAGGGAATGTTTGCAATGGGTGATGTATCAAACTTAGTCAGATCTAATTATGGAATAGAAAATCTAGCTTTACAACAACGTGGTGAGAACGCAGTAGACGCAGCAATTGCTAGTATTAGAAAAAAATTAAATAAAAATAAAAATGCAGACATACAAAACGAGATAGATACCCTGAGGTATTTTGACAAATTATTTACACGTAAGGGTATGGCAATTTATAGAAGATTGAAAAAAAATAATCTAACCCCAGAAGTTATTTCACAGGTCAATGAATTACTTGGCAAAAATGTTGCCGGCACTATTAGAAAAGTTACAAATGTTGATGAGGATGTTTCAAAAAACTTTAATGATATTTTTTTAGGTTCAGAACAGCCTTTAACTTTACAACAAAACAAAGACAGATTTGATAGCTTAATGGATTATTACATACAGAATCCAAACGAGTTAAAAGTTTCAATGGATAGCAGACCAAGTAAAAAAGAAAATATAATTGAAACTTTTCCTGAAACACCGTACTTCAAACAAGGTTTTCTAAACGTTGCTACACCTAACATTGAACAGTTTACGACCTTTAAAAAAGGCGGTGTGCAAATGGCCATAGGCGGTCAAAACTTTACAGAGAATATAAACCAACAACAGTTTATACCTGATCCTGCTATTGATGGTGACAGTGCCTTTCAACAAGCAGTGAAGTCAGGTAATTTACAAGCATTAAACTTACCAAAAATATTTAAAGGACTAGGTGAAGCATTTGGTGTTTACACACCTAAGAAAGTTAGTAAGCCTTTAACTGATGAAATGTCTGCAGTTACACCTGTAACAAAAAGCGACTTTCCTTTACAATCATTCACCCTAGAAAAATTATCTAATTCAAAAACAAATCAAGCAAAACCTCAAGACTGGATTAACGAATTACAGGGTGGAGCAAACAAAGCTCCTACTTCAGAAATAGTAGACTCTGGCATATTTCAGTATCTGACTGATTATGAAAAATATTTTCCAGGTCAAAAAATATCTAAAGTAAAGCTTCTAGAGGTTTTTGAAAACAATCCTATATCAAATTTAAAAGTTAGAATTAAAGGTGCTGAAACAGGAGACCCAGCTTATGATAGCTACATGGGTAGACCTAGACATGAGAATGTTGGATCAGCCCCTTTAGATAAAGCTGCTGGAGATTACAGAGAGGTAATAATAGAAGCAGGAACATTACCAGGACAAAAAACAGGCGAAGAGTTTGTTAATAGCACACACTTTAATGAAAAAAATGTTTTAGCTTTTGGAAGAGTGGGCACATATAAAAATTCTGCAGGCGATAATGTTGCTGTCATACAAGAAATGCAAACAGATTATTTAACACAGGTTAGAAAAGAACAAGAACTTTTAGATGCAGAAATACAAAAATTAACTAATCAAAAATCTAAGGCTGAAGAAAGGTTAGCAAGAGCAACTATGGCTTTCGATATAGAAAGAGAACAAAACACTATTAATAATATTAACAGTCAATTACCTATTTTACTAAAACTCCAAGAAAGTAAGTTAATAAAACCTTATCCCAACGATGCTGGTGCTGAATTAGTTCCGTCATTAAATAAACAATTACTAGACTTACAGTCACAGATTAATGATTTAGCCATGCAGGGAGCTAGACGAGAAAACCCTGAATTTGTGATGCAAATGAGCAGGTTAGAGACAGAGCAAAGAAAAGTTCTAGATCAACTACTAGATTTAAATAGAGCATCGGAGTTTGAATTGTTAGTTAAAGATATCAAAGTACCTGACCTAAGTGGTAGAAGAGAAATGGCGGATTATATCGCCGGTAACAGATCTTATACTGATATGAAAAATTTAAAGACTTTTGCTCCTACACCTCTAAACAAACAAGGAGATTATGTTGATGCAATAATAAAAGCAGTTATCAAAGATGCAGAAAATAGAGGTATTAATAAAATAGCAATCATGCCTGCAGATATAGGAGCTAATACAAGATGGGGTAAAGAGAGCGAGGGTGCAAGAAAGAAATTTAGAAATCTTTATGATGGAGTTGGAATACAGACTTTAAAAAATATTGCAAAAAAATATGGTGGTAAAATTGAAGAACAATTCATTCTTGACACCACTAAAGGTGAACTAGGGTTAAGATTTTTAAACAAAGGTGTAGATGGTGAATTTCAAGTATTAAAAGAAACAGACATTGATCCAAGTGTCACAATCAGAAGAGAAGATTTGGGTCCAACAAAACCACCGAAGGGACTAAATGCTTTTTTAAATGAAGAAATATTAAGAGTTGCAAAAGACTATGGACCTAATGAAGTGGTGTTTAGAAAAGAGGTAGCACCAGGACAGACCATGGAATACTTTGTAAACGTTAAACAAGGTGATGTAGTAGATCAAAAATTTGACCTTGTGCCTTTGGGTGATGCAGATAGAGCAGAAAATGCAACTATCATTATTGAAGAATACAATCCTCAAAGAGTTAAAATGAACGTATTAGTTTTACCTGAGAGTAACAAAGACAAGCCAATGTACTTGTTTAAGAAAAAGAAAGGTGGCATTATGCCAGATGATAGGTTAGTTTCAATTACAGATATTTATGGTGATTATTAATGGCAGAAAAATTTGACAGTACTGCAGATGTGCCTTATTTGGCACGTGATGCGAAAACAATTGGACCTGGTGGTGGAGAGGATTTACAAGCAGAAGATTTAGGCACAGAGGTAAATTTAGTGCAAACAGATGAGTCTCCTGATGTAGAAATCATGGATGACGGAGGTGCAACTGTAGGTGAGGAAGAAAAACCACCTGTAGCTTTTTTAACAAACTTAGCAGAAGTTCTAGATGAGGCTTACTTACAATCTTTATCAAATGATTTATTAGAAAAATTTGAAAATGACAAAAGCTCCAGAGAAGAGTGGGAGCAAGGTTACACAAAAGGATTAGACCTTTTAGGTTTTAAATATGAAGAGCGTACTAGACCTTTTAGAGGAGCATCTAGTGTAAATCACCCTATGTTAGCTCAAGCTGTTACACAGTTTCAAGCTATGGCTTATGTTGAGTTGCTTCCTAGTGACGGTCCCGTTAGAACGCAAGTTGTAGGTGCTAACTCAGAACAACTACAACAAGCAGCAGAGCGTGTAAAGGACTACATGAATTATGAGATAACTCATGTCATGGAGGA